CGCTCAAAAAAGAAAAGAAAAAGGTTCAGTTCTTCGATTGAGCATTTGTGGTTTCGAGTATTTCATTCGCTTTTCTAATTAGATGATTCCACGTCTGTATAAGGTAATCCAATCCGTTGAATACATGTTTGTTTTTCTCGTATCTCTCTTCTATTACGAGGTTTATGAAGAGGTAGACACATATGCCTACCTATTTCTGATATTTCCTGAATTTCCATGGTTATCTATTAATAATTCTACTCTTTCCTGTCTTCTTACTTTTCTGAACCTCAAACACGCGGTCTGCATACGCCGTAATCGTAGGCTCGTGGGTGACGATAATGAACTGAATTCCTAATTTTTCTGAAATCTCCTTCAATACAGTACTTGCCTGTTCTTGTAGGTCCTCAGAAAGGAATCGCATAGGCTCATCCAAGATAATTACAGGTCTGGTATGCGGCTTCTGTAGACTCCATGATGCAATACGCAATGCGAAAGAAGCCACGTCTACAGCCCCTCCCCCACTTGCAGACATCGGGTCTACACGTTCTCCATTCCTTGAAAAGTAAATATCGCATTCCGTCTTATTCCGACGTTGTACGAACTCAACTTCTAATTTATAAGGGTCTGGAAAAATACCCTCCAATGCTAATGAGGTTATATCAGAGATGTGATATTGCAACTGCTCCTGAGTCTTGCGTCCAACTTCTCTGATTATTTCTTTAGCTTTTTCATGGTATATGAGGCTTTTTTCCTTTGCCTGTATGTTCTGTAGAGTCTCCTTATAAGACTCCTTCAGAAGATTGAGTTTACCTCTTCTTCGTTCTAATTCTATTTGGTACTGTTTAAGGCTTCCCATAACTTATTCCTCCGAAAAGTATTTTTCTTCAATCTCCTCCTCTAATTCTCGAATGTCCGTATCAAGAAGTTCTAATTCTTGTTTTTTCTTCTCGAGAAGTTTCGCAGCCTCTTCCAAGGTAGTACAATGGAACTCCTGCTCCATTTGTTGATATAGTGTCTTTTCGCTACCACGTAGTTCTGCCAATTCTTGTTTGGCTTCTTCTATCTCCTTTTTCTTGCGTAAGATTTCCTGTTCTGTTCTCATGTCTACTAATTATCTAAGGTTCCTTCTAATTCAAATTCTCTTCGTAGATCACTCCTGTCCATTGGATTAACCCAGCATAATAGGAAGGCGTTCGTCTTATCCGAGAAATAAGATTCCGGAATATGCTTATTGTAGTTTCTTATAAATCGAATTGCCTTCTTACGTACAGGCGTCATTTCTGTCTTTTGTACCATCGTTTTCACTTTTTTAGTTCTTACCATCTTAATTCTGTCTAATAGTCCCATAGTTTTATTTATTTAATGTTTTTACTCCATTACTTTATCTAATATAGCAAGTACAGGTTTCTCCACCTGATTTCTTTTGCAAAAGATTTCGACGTTCTGTTCAAAGCTCATCTCAACCTCCCAATCAGTATCTAAGGTATTAATGAAGGCCTCTATACGGGAGTCTCTTTGTTCTTTCTGTTCTATGTGCTGACGGGAGATAACACCTTCCTCAATTGGAAGGTAGTAAGGTTCCACCGTATTCGTATCCGCATAGTATAGGTACACTCGAGGCTTGAAATCTTCCTGAGATGCAGTACTACGAAAAATACTTCCGGGATTAACGAGGAGTCTTCCTTTGTACTCCTCTACGAAAGCCTTGTGATTGTGCCCCGTCAGTATAAGGTCGTATTTTGGATACTGTCGTAGGATTGCCGCTGCTCGTAAGTCCGTACAACCCGGATAAGGTAGTACACCTTGCCATGTCATACAATGCCATACAAGTATATTAAGACCTGTTACATACTGTATATTCTCATGCGGTTCCATTCCCCAATGTACATGATCTAATACCGTCAATGCCCCTGCTCGCTCTAAGGTATATACTCCAGATTTCCATCGCATTTCGTAATTATGTTGCGGTAGGTCATGATTTCCGTAGATTGTGTAGAATCTATTAGGAAGATTCTCTATTGCAAACGTCAATAGACTTGGTGAAGCCTTCCAGAAATCAAATAAATCTCCTGCATGTATTACGGGACAATCATGTTTGCGTTGAAGAAGTCTTATATGGAGTAGTTTCGTCTTCATAGCCTCCATAAAATCATCTGTACGACACACAGGAGTATCTTCTCGCAGATGCCAATCTGCTGTGAGTATGGCATCTGCCTTCTTGAATGGTTTGTTTTTAGTTCTTTGCATCTCTCTTATGATTACATAGTGGACAAATATCAGGAAAATTCTTTTCATAATCCTGCTCTAATTCAGAAATCGATTTTAAAGCGGTTTTCACGGACTTTTGTGTCTCTTGTATACGTTTTACTATCTTACCTATAGATAATGCTTGTACGTTGAGATTTTCGCGTGATTTTCGCATATCTAACAGATTTTGCAACTCGGGAGCCTCCTTTGCTACCTTTTTGAGTGATTGCACCTTTTCCATATTCTTTTCTATCCTGTAGATTAGTGCCGTGAGACTCTTTATGGACTCCTGCTGTAATCTTCTCTCCTTTCTTTTTTCTAACAAGTCATTCAATTCCTTGCCATCTTTTAGTTTCTTGTATTTTTCAATCTTGCCATGGAGCCTCTCAACTTCACGAATCCTTGAGGACAATGCCTGTACGTACTCCTCCATATTGTGCCTACGGAACATGCAGTCCTCTAATTGATTGATATCGGCCTCCATTTCTTTGAGGTACGTGTACGTCTGTATCTGTTCCTCGATTCTCTGGAGTTCTGCTTTCTGGTATTTGATATCAGAATTAATAGAGTTGATTTCCTGTTGGACTTTTAACAGGCTGCTGTCTATCTTATCTAATTTCGCAACCTTATTGAAATGCTGTGCAACGGCTCCGGCACTCCATTCTTTAGAAAGTAGAAAAGAACCATCCATCTGTTGCTGTAGATTTACGTCCTCCATATTAATCAATCGACGAACCTCCTCCGGTACATCCTGTCCGAATGCTACTAGAGGCTCCTCTTCGTTGATTTTGTAGTAGTTTTTCGAGTTGGTTCGTCCTCTTTCTACTTTACCATCGTCTAATGTGACGGTCACACGAGTGTCTCCTCCCCACCAACTACGATAAGAATCTCCGTTAGGTTCGTTATAACAAACCAGACGTAAACCTCGTAAAATAGCGGACTTACCACTATCACTTTGTCCTATGATAGCATTCACACCTGGGTGAAACTGTAAGGTCGTGTCCGCATGTGATTGAAAATTCTGCAATCGTAATTCTTTTATCATATGTTCTTGAGTTTCTTGTTGGACATAGTAACACTTTTCGTTTTGTTGTCAGGAGCCGTGAAGGATACCCTCGTATGGGTCATTCCTACCTCTACTGCCGTCCCTATGTACTTCTTCCCATCTAATGAGAATCGTACCTGCTGCATTGCTACGGGCTTTTTCATCTTGAGGACATATACTTAATCACAGGAGACATCTGGGTGGCTGCGTAGTGGATACTCAAGGCATCTGCGATTGCCTGCTGTTGATACTTATGTGCAGGTAGTTTCCACTTATACAATAGAAGAACTGCGTCAATCGTTTCTTTCTTCTCCGCACTTCTCTTACCTAATAACGCCATCTTACTATCTCCCTCACTGTACCACTCAATACCAAGTTCAAGAAAATCTGCCATCCCTTGTACTGCCCCACTAACCATTCCCAAGGCAATAGCCGCCGCAGCGGATTGACTACCGTGCGGTAGTTCACTGACAATATACTGTACCTTATGCTTCTGTATCACAGACAGTAATGTTCTATTTATTTCTGAAATACGACGCATTCTATCGTCTCCCTTGCGGATACGGAGTTTCTTGTCCTTCGTTTTCGTCTTGATACACCCGGAGTCTACGATATGTAAACCCCTACATACAACCCAACCAAATTCTGTAAGGCTCGGGTCGCAGGCAAGGACTGCTGGCGGTCTGGTAGTTTCCTCTTTTCTCATACACGTACCTTTTTCTTTCGTTCCACATGAAATGAATTCTCAATCTCTTCCCATTTACGAATGACGGCATCTTTCAGTTTCTTCTCAAGGTTCTGCGATTCTACTTTTTCAATGGCTGTTTCAATAGAGATACCGAGACTCTCTCCGTCTATATGGTAGAATTTCTCCTTACCATAATCTTTCAAGTATTGTAGATTAGCACGGATATCATCTATTCCATATGCAAAGTCGATGTACAGGTCTGCTGTTCTGTACGGAGCATCACATGAATTTTTATACACCTCGACTTTCGTCTTCACTCCTTTTACCTTTTTCACAGTCTTTCCACCTACTGTTTTTTCTTTACGGATCTTTTCCGGTGTATGAAACCGTAGGCGTACACTTGCGTAGTAACCTATCGCCTTCCCTCCAGGTACAGAGAAACTCTCTCCCATTCCCATCGTAGAGGCATTGTCACGGATTTGGTTACTACATGCCATGATATAGTTCTTTTGTTTGAGCACACGGCATATCTTACGCAAACCCTCACTAAATTCTTTGGCACGTCGCATTCCCATCTTGTCTCCGTCCTCGCTATCCATTTCCATCGTGGTGGATAGTGCTGCAAGACTGTCTGTCATAATTCCGTGTACGGCATTCTCGGAAGGAGTCCATTTTCTTATAGAATCTATCACTTGCGTAACCGTGTCAGGTTCATGTAATTCTACAGAAGACATGTCGAGGTCGAACATGCTTGCGAATTGTTTATTCAGGCGAGCTTCCGGGTCATTAAACATAATACTACCGCCTGCTCGCTGAATACTGCCTGCAAGTTCACAAAGAAGAACAGTCTTTCCACTACCGTTAGGACCGAACGCCTCAAGTAAGATACCTGCAGGCACGCCTCCTCCTCTCTTACGTTTGCCGGAAATTGCCAAATCAAGCAAGGTACTTCCTGTACTAATCATCAATTCAAAGTTACCGTCGTACTGTTTTTCAGCTGGTACTTCTTTATTCGCACGTGTACGAATCTGAGCTGATAAAGGTTTCTTACTTGTTCTCTCCATGATGTTGTACAATTTGCGAAAGTATGGAGTCTATGTACATTTCTTCTATACCCTTTTTTACAAGCTCTGAACGTACAGATTCGCAGAATTTCTGAATCCCTTTTTTTGGATTCATCTTGTAAGATGCAGCAGCACTTTCCGCCAATAAACGAATACAAGTCTCCACGGGTAGGCATTGGTTGCTAATCCATGACTCTATCTGATCATTCACGATTTGTGATTTTGGTACTCCTGTTACCATGGAGTGCAATGTCAATCGTTGATTGTTTTGTAGGGGCATGGAAACCCCTACGAAACTCACAGTCTTTGCCACCGCATCTTTTTTGAATTTCTTACTAAAGATACTCATATACTATTCCTCCTCTTCTTTTTTATCGATACATTTACTCCATAACGGACAGTCATCGCAGGCGTCTAATGTGTCCGTACTCTTACCGAATGTCCCTTTCTTATCTGGACAAACAAGAGCTCCTGATTTAGTTGGTTTTTCTGCCTTCTCAGGCTTTTCCTCTTCTTTTGCTGCTATAGGCTTGGTAGTTTTCTTTGCAGGCTTTTCTATGCCTAATTCTTCCGCCACGACATCTCGTAAATCAGCCTCCTCTTCGTAGGCATCTATATCGATGTCTAATCCTTGTGATTCAACGACCTCGAAAAGTTCATCAGCGTCCATTTCCTTCAAATCAGCCCATTCTAATTTAGGGGCTTTTTTTACAGGTTTTGCAGTAGGTTTACGAGGAGCTTCTTCCTCTTCCTCTTCCTCCTCTTCGTCCTCTTCATCTTCAACTACTTTTTTCGTAGATTTGCTTTTGCGTGGACGCTCTTCTTCCTCTTCGTACTCCTCCACAGATTCATCTGCAAGTTCTAAGAATTTAGCTTCTAATTCCGCATACGTGTACTCTTGTAGTAATTCATCAAGACTTGGTACTTCTTCGAGGATTTCTTCATCGTAACCTTCTTTTCTTTCCAAGAAGTCGATACGTCCTGCTTCCGCGTACTTATGTCCATTGAATGTCTCCTCTGTCCATCTTACCTGCAAGGTTAGTCCTTCCTCTAAATCAGGAAACACCTCATAATCTTCATTCTCCTCCAATTCCTCTACTAATAGATTCTGGAATAAATGCTGTGAGAAGTCAAATATATGTACCTTATTCTCGAATTTCTTATTGCCTATAGGGATAATTGCATATAGGTTTCGTTGACTTGCGTTCAATTCTTTCAACTCATCTTTGTCCGCTCCTTCTGCCGCACGTTTCTTTCGGTACTCACAGATAGGACATTTCTTTCCAAATGAGGAAAGACATACCACGGTATCTTTGTCCACTCCCACGTTCTTGTGAACTCTGAATGGACGTTTGTACCATAGCTCACCTTTCACTGCTATACCTACCTCTTCATTCTTGTCAGGATGGTATGATGATGTTACTACATATGGTAGTATATCAAATTTTTCTTTCGCTCCAGGTACAGGTTGGTACACCTGTAATCCTTTCGGAAGTTTCAGGTACCCGTAATTACTGCCTGCGTTCTTTGTTGCCTGTGCATTGCTGCTTACTTTTCCTCGAAAGGAACTTTTTTTAGATTTTGCCATAATTGTACTGATTTTATATGATTACTTATTTCTTTTCATTCTTTCTGCAATACGCCCGTCTGCATCTTTTGCCTTGCGTACCTTTTCTGCCTCGAAGTTGATGTCTCTTGGCATGTTAGGTCCTGAGAAGTAACTTTGTCCATGTAAACGTACAAGGTTCTCAAGGGCAGCCTTTCTTGTCGTCGAAATCTCTTTACGGGCAATATCTGCAATATTCAATTCATAACATGCCTCTACCCATTCCTGCTTTGCCTGTTTGTGGCGTTCGTGATTGCGGTAGTATGCCTCTATATTTGGTCCTGTTGGCTTCACACCTTCTCCCAACGTACTGTCCGGGTCTTCGTTCGCTTCTTTGACCAACTCCGCTCTGATTAGTTTTATCTTTTCTTCTGCTTGTTGTACTTTCAATTGACAGTCAGCCCAATACTTGCCGTATCGCATTGCTAATGCTGCCTGATTTAACCACTCTACATCTAATGCCGTTTCGTCAATTAGAATGTCTTTTTCATAATTTAGTTCCATATATTTATTCTGTTTTTATGAATTGTTTAAATGCTAATAGGTATACATCATACGTAACAGTAATGATGTAGAACTGTATACTTCCTATTTCTGCTATATTTGGTATCTCTATCCATTGGTAGTTTTTCTCTGTTCCTTTTATCTCCACTTCTTTCATCTTGCTGAAATAAGACATCAAACTAATTAACATGATATCTAATCTCCGTTGTCCGAGTTTCTCAATTATCTTTTTTTGATTTCTCAATGCGTACCGAGCCATAGGATTAACTATTTTTGACAACCGAATAACAAGCATAAACCAGATGTGGAAATCCACTGTCATAGAAGGGCTGGATAAATTCTTCTAATACCAATCCCGCCTTTGGGTTATCCGTTTTCAACAGTACGCTCTGAGCATACCCAAGAACATGTCTACGAATACCTTCTGCGTCTTGCTGTTTCAATCCTTCTAATATGGAACTCACTTCCTTCCAACTCGATTTCCCGAGTAATGCACGACATAAGGCAATCGATTCCGTCTGCTGCTGTGCTGTATACTGAGCGACTTCGAGGCGTTTCTCTTCCTCTGTATTCAGCACCTGTTCTAATATCTGCAAGGCATTACGAGGATGTCCGTTTGCGTCAAGTACAATCTGGTCGAGTACTTCTTTGGTAAGTGTCTCCCCCTCTTCTCTGGCTACACGTTTTAGAAGCCCTTTCATTTGCGTTTCTGACAATTGCTCTACCTTGAGCATTGTACATCTACCTTGCACGGCTTTGATTATTTTATCTGGTTCCGTCGTACATAAGATGAAAAACAAATGCTCCGGTGTATCTTCTAATATCTTCAATAGGGCATTCTGTGCGTCATTCGTTAGCTTGTGACACTCGTCAAGTAAGTATATACGGTATGGACTTGAAATAGGTTTAAATCCGCTATTCTTGCGTAATTCTCGTATAGTATCTATTCCACGAAAATCAGCACTATCTATTTCTTGATAATCTGCATCAGAAACTCCGAGACGTTTCTTGATGATTCTGCCTATTGTCGTCTTACCGCACCCCGTAGGTCCATGCAGTAAGAATACCTTACTACACTTCTCCGGATTAGATAACATATTTTCTAACGAAGACACGATTGCCTCATTTCCTTTTACCTGCTCCAGACTGTCTGGGCGGTACTTATGATATAAACTCATATTTCTAATTTTTTGTAAAGTAAAGACTATTTTTTTTAAAAAGCAAATTTTTTAACAACTTTTTTTAAAATCAATTAAAAAATTTATAAATTAACGGACTTTCCCCGGATGCCATTCCTCTTTCTCTGCCCAACTTCCATCTACAGGACAAAGCTCTGCCTCTATCTGTAGAGGTACATTAATCCAAGAAAAGTGCTCCAATAATTCTCGTATGCCGATACGTTGTATTAAATCATAGACTTCAAGTAACTCCTCCGGGTGTACATCTAATACCACAGCATCGTGAATCTGTCCTACTAATCGCGTTCTCAATCCGTTCTTCGTGAAAGCCTTGTCCAATTCCTTGAATAACCATAGTA